CGGGGCACCAACGCGCCTAAGAAGAGCCGTGCGCCCAAGAGCTCTTCTAAGCCACAGCAGAAACCCCGACAGCGTTCATCTGATGCCGCGTCTGGGCACCCAGCTCGACAGGTTCATGCTCTTGTCTCCATGGCCAATCCATTCCACAAGTGTTTGGTTGAGCCGACTGGCAACATGGTACAACCTAAGCCATCACAAAAGATTTCCGTCGTCGCTGCTGTTTCTGTCACAATGGCTGCCGGTCACCGCGGCATTTTCGTTGTGACGCCCAGTATTGCCAATGATCGTGTTTCCCTTTGGGGTTACACCGGCACTCCGGGCGATCTCGGCCTTGGCACACTTGCCACGCCGGGTGCTGGCCTTTCATTTGTTCAGCTCTCTTCTCCTTCCCCGTACAGCATTTCCACGCTTGCGGGTCGCGATTATCAGTATCGTTGTGCCAATAACGGTATCAAAATCCGTTACCAGGGCACCGAGTTAAATCGCGGTGGCCGAGTGTACATTCTCACTGATACTGAGTTTTCCATGTGGCGCACTGGAGAAACGCCCTCTGCCACCGTTCCTGGTTGGGCAACCACCACTGTAATTGGTGCCATTGGCAACTCGTGCGTAACTGCACCCCACGTTCGCAAGATGAACTTCTCACAAGCCACTGAGTTCACCGCTGGTAACCATTCACGCTGGTTCGACGAGGGCACTTGGATCACTATTCCAACTGCCGCCTCAACGGATGGTTATTCGCACTTTTATGAGGCTAGTGCGGTTTCCAGCTTGAACGCTCTTACTACCAGTGGTACTTTAGTTATACCAGGTAGTTGCGTTTTCGTTGTTGATAATCCTGCCACTGCTCAGTCTGCATTTGAAATTGAGATTCTTGAGAACTGGGAAATTCGCTCGCAGCGTGACATTCCCTATTTACATACAACGCAAGCCGCACATCCGGTTGCACATCAGGTAATGTCTGCTCTCAAGGAAGCTGCAATTGGCCAGCATCACACGCAACCAATTGCTCCACTTAGCAAAGTGATCAAGCAGGTTGCTTCCAGCCCCGAGTTCAAGAGTGTGTTGAAAGACACACCGATTGTCTCGTCGGCTCTCGCTCTGTTATGAGAACAGGCGCTGACACCATTATTTTGATACAAACCGTGTATGCCGCATTTTCTTCATTCGCCATATTATGTGTTTGTTTCGTCAGCTGTTCTTTGTTCAGAGCAATTCGTCACCGAGTTGACTTTGACGACGTTTTGTAAAATTTTTCATCGTCTTCTTCTCCGTAACATTTAATTGCAGGCGGCGGTCCGCATTTAACTGCAAGCAGCACATTGTTTTCTTTAAAACAAAATTTTCGTTGCTGTCATGAACCCCAGTGCGTAACCAGTCGCACAATAACCCAC